GTGTAAAGTCTTGACTAATCCAGTCTCTAATATCGGGCAGCTCACTAGCATAAGGAACGTAGATAATACTCTCGCCTTGGTTGAATGGGATCTCTAACTTACTCTGCAGTAAACAAGCGTTACTAATTAGCTGCCAGTAGTTTTCACTCTTCTCTAGTTTGTAAACATATAACCCCGACTCAATTGCTTCTATTGTATCGCAATAAGAAGTTAAGCTGAATGGGCATTTAATATCCCCGACTATGTTATTGTCTACCGTTACTCTTAAAGTATCCGGTATGCCGTTCCAACGGTCTACAGTTGTATGCTCAACTCTGCCTTGTTGGTTGCCATCTCGATAACTTGTATCTAGTTTCCGCTCGAAAACATACCGCTCCATAACCTTACCCCAAATTAAAGGGCGGGCGTTGCTGTCGGCCTGTAGTGATCGTGTTAGCTTCTCCTCGCGTACCTTCTCCTTTATGTAGCTAATGGTAGTTGCTCCTAACATTGTGCTGTCTTCGATTTGCTTAACCGCACTACCGACCCCCTTCTTAGGTCGTGCCGCTAGTTCGTCCGCTGTCATTGGTCGCTTTCCCGCGCCTATTAATCGGTGCGCGCTTGAACTGCTAAAGTTGGCTACTCTGCTAATCATTATTAGTTTGTAATTCGGTTAATACTTTTATTGCCTTGTCATAGCTTGATTCCTCTTTGCCGTCTATTACTAATTTAATAGCTGCATAATCCTCTTGAGTTATATCCATTGCTTTCTCATCAAGTAGGTCTTGTAAGACTTGTAATTTATCAACCTTAGCAGTCGCACCAATAGGAGCAGCTATGTTGTTTTTTACGTCATACTCATATTCTGACTGCACACCTGAAATGCCAAATGCTTTCTTTAATGAATGTGACTCAGCTACTTTCTTAATCATCTCCTCTGGGTGACTCTTCCAAGCGTTATAGCCTTTATTGTATCGCGCGAACTCTGCCCACTCTATAGTAGCCTCTCCTCCCTTTCTGAACGCTATTGCATACGCTCCGATAATAGCGCCTCTATCTTCTTTGAAGTTTGGAAAGTGGCTAATCTCACCCGTTGCAATGTTCATTTTAAAATCATCATTTGCACAAACAGCAGCGGAACGCATCCCATTAAATAGCGGGTTCTTTTGTGCCTTGGACAGAAAACCATCACGGCCCGAAAAGATTAAAAGATTACCTCTATTATCCTTATAACACCACACCTCTTTATTAAAAGGGTTTAGCTCCATTGTCTTACATACGTTTAAGAAGTAAGCTAACTCTGCAAAGGTGGTATCTTTAGCGACGCTCTTTTGTATTACTCCAATTTGCTCAGGCGAATAAGCTTCATTAATTTGATTGGATACTTTTTGTAAATTCTCAATTCGTGTTAATTCAGTAGTACTCATGTTTACTTGTATTTAGGTGGGTTGTTTAATTTGAACTTCAATAGGTGACTGTACTCGTGGAGTTGATCCGTGGCAAGTTCTAGTTGAGGATGTTCTACCGGTAGCTGCTGGCAGATTCTAATTTGCTCTTGGAATGCTACCCTAACCTTTTCGGTGTCGGATTGCCAAGCTATTACAATGTGGTTAAACGCTTTTGCTTTTTCTGTGAATGTCATAGTGTGTTATTTGATAGGTGCAATGTAATACTATTATTTTACATAACAACACAAAAAAGCCCCGAACTTCTCCGAGGCTTCCAACCAAATTAAACATGCACTATGAAAAACACTACTAAATAATCCCGGTGTTGAATGGCTAATATACTATTTTTTTCTTACAATTCCCTTTTCAAATGACCGACCACCAAAATAAGCCGTAATCATTACAGTCCAAGTAATCGTGAAGAGGTCTAAATATTGTTGACTTATAGAGAAACCCTCTAAGCTTGCATCTAAAGCACCGAACACAAATATAACTATCGTTGTGAATATAACTAAGAAGGGCCTTGTTAGCCTTGTAATAGGTGCTTCGCTATCCGCTTGCCATCTCTTTGTTACTTCGCTTTCCCATTTCGCTTGATTCTCTGCCTTTTCTTCACCGCTATAAACAAATTTATCTATCCCATCAGCAACCTGATCGACTATACCCTTATCACTTTTCCCAACTAGCCAGCTAATCCAATTCATTTTGTTTTCTTTTTGTTGTCTCTGTGCAATATCACCAGCTTGTAGATTGTGTAAACCGCTGCCGCTATTGCTCCGATTGCACTAGCAATTGTTCCTAGCGCCTCGGTTAGCGTTAATAGTCCGCCAGCTACATTCAACAACCAAAGCTTTATTGTATCAATATGCTCTTTCATCCGTTCCAACGTGCTTTAATCCCTCTTACATCTACGTGAGTGAATGAATGATAATAGCCTACGCCGCCCTCGATCATCTTACCTTCTTCTATAAGCTGCTCTATTTCCTTGGCAACGTCTTGAGCCTCCCAACCATCAACCACAATATCAGCGGCTTTTAATTCTACGTGCTGGCTGTTCCCGCTGCGCCCTCTGCTTAGTTCGTACCACTTAGGGCGGTAGCTAATGTTTATAGATATACGAGCGTTTAAATGATCTCTAAGCACTTGTAGGTTATCGACCAATACAATTAAGTTCGGTTCTAATTGGAACTTATTTACCTCGTAGCTATCGTAAACTCGTTTCTGTTCTACCTTGTTAAAAAAGCGAGAGTCTAAGAACTCGTGTAGGCTAAAGTTGTTTGTTAATTTCATCTGATATTGGTAAAGGATTTAAGCAAACCCGCAAGGGCTTGTGCAAGGTAGGCAACTAAAGCCAACTCCCAACCGCCTAATATAAAGATCATTGCCAATATGCTAAACGTGCTTAGTAATTGGAAGAAGTGTTCCGCATCTGTTAACCAAACTAAAGCAGAACCAAACACCCAACGAGGCAACCAATCAGGCCCCCAGCTATGTTTATTCGTCCAACTCTCGGAGGCGTTCCACCAATCAGGCCAGTTTGTAAACTTACCCTCGGTGGAGTGTTCTGATAGTTCTCGGAACGCGGCAAAGAGAAACGAAAATAAAGCAATAAGCGAAGCAGTTTGTATCATATCAAATCTTTAAACCAGTCTTTCGTTAATTCTATTGGCTCCTTGTTTTCAAGTTCCACCCTTGGACTCGCGGAAATTGCCCATTTATTTTTTGTGGGATGCTTGCGCGGGTTTGCAAAGTTGGTTCCCGCGCTAAAGTTGTGCTTCGCGCATACGGCTTTATCGTAATCCTTAGCCGCTTTCTCGGTGGTGAAAATGTAGTGCTTCATTAGTAAATATCTCCGTAACGATCGTTTATATTCGCGTTCATTGCAGCCCTATCGCTAGATTTATCTGCCTTATAAATTGTTATCTCTTGAAGCTTTCCAGTGTAAAAAGCGTTATTTGCTTGCCCCCCATTACGAGAGCGCACGCCAATAGTCATAGAACTATTTCCGCTGCCTACGCTTCTGTCCCCTGTTGCTACTGTAAACGTGGCGTCTATGGCACTTGAGCCGTTTAAGCTTACGTCTAAATCATCTCCGTTAACTATTGAAGAGGATAATCTTTGAGCCACAGAAATACTCGAAGAATATTTTATTTCTTGGCTTGTGTTTAAATCATCGGTAACGCCAAAGCCAAATTTATCATCACTGTATCCAACGCTAAAGGAAACTTTTGTTCCACTACTGCCAGAGTTTTGGCGTAGTTCTATAATTGTATTGGCGTTACTCCAAGCGCTAGGAGCTCCAGCGATTACAGTTGCTTTCTCTACCGAAAAAAGCGAAATTTCATCTGCCATATCTTGGAATAAAGAGGGGGCGGTGGTGTTGTTCCATACTATAAAGTGATCGTCTGTGCCGTCAAATTTCATAGCAGGCTCACCTCCTTCTGTAATTAAAGCCCCTGACTCTACTATTAGTGGTTGACTTGTTGCGGTTGTCTGTGTTGCATTATCAAGTCCCGACCCTTGGCCGTAGATTGTTTTAACTGCTCCATCATTGCCAGCGCCTACCCAAGTAGCTAATGCTCCGCTTTTAATCTCGCTAGGTTTAAAATCAGCCTCGGCATCGTCTGAGGTTCTACGCACTCTTACAGCCCGACTATCTGAGCCGTCAAGAGATTGCAACGACCAACCCGCTGCCGCTTGTCCGAACAGTCCAAAAAACGAGGAGCCTAAACGATTCCTATACTGTAAGCCTAAGCCTAGCCCTAACATTAAACAGCTACGTTAATC